AATGGGAAGATGATATGTGGACATTACATGCTGATTTAAAATTAGGTAAAAGAGTATTAGATACTACATTAAGAAATTATCAGGATAAATTAAATTGTAATAAAATTATAATTGCACAAGACCATAAGAATAATTTTAGATTAGATATTTTTCCTGAATATAAATCACATAGAAAAAAAGTTAGAAAACCAATTATAGTAAAACCTCTTAAGGAATATATGTTTCATAATTATGAAACTCTAACTTACCCAAATTTAGAAGGTGACGATGTATGTGGAATATTTGCTACACAATCATTAAATAAAGACAAAGTAGTTATATTATCTGGTGATAAAGATTTAAGAACTATACCTGGAATACACCACTTTATACATGATGAAAGTACAGAAGTAGTTAATGAAAATATAGCTGACTATAATTTTATGTACCAGACATTGGTTGGAGATATGACCGATGGATTTGCTGGATGTCCAAGTATTGGTGGTGTCAAAGCATCAAGAATATTAGCAAACAAAAAAGACTTACCAGAAATGTGGGAAGCTGTTGTTAAAGAATATGAGAAGCAAGGTCTTGATGAAGCTTATGCACTTACACAAGCAAGATTAGCAAGAATATTAAGAGCCCAGGATTGGGATAGTAAAAGAAAGAAACCAATATTATGGAGGCCAAATGCCAAATAAAGAAATGTTTGATGTACTAAAATATCAAGAAGGTGGCGACCATTATAAGAAGATGAAGGTACAACCAGCATTTTTTATAAATGAAAATAAGCTTCCATTCGCAGAAGGAAACGCAATCAAATACATTTGCAGGCATCCATACAAAGGCAAGGAAGAGGATATTAAAAAAGCAATTCACTATCTGAAAATGATTTTAGATAGAGATTATTCATAACAAACAAAAGGACACTTTAGATATATGAACGAAAAAACATTTAAAGTTAGTGGTTTAACTAAAGAATTACTAGCTGATTTAGACAAATTATTTCCTGAAAAAACTCCAGAGATAAACATGGATATGAAGGAAATATATTTTCGTATAGGTCAAAGAAGTGTTGTTCGCTTCTTGCACCAACAAAAAAAGGAACAAGATAATAACATAATGGAGAAGAGTTAATATGTGTCTTTCAGTTAAAGCTCCTGCTCCTCCACCAATGCCAGAACCAGCTCCAATGAGCCCACCACCAGTGACGCAAAACACTCAAGGTAGCCCAAGACCTGCTGGATTTTCAGAAGCAGAGGGAAGAGACAGAAATGTTGCTTCGTCTTACGACAGGAAGAGAACAGGTGCATCTAATTTAAGAATACCAATAATCGGTGGTCTATAATAAATGGCAATCACTTACACTGATACTAGCGATAGTACACAACCATTAGAGAGTAGATATAATACACTAGCACAAGAACGAGAACTTTATTTAGAAAGAGCTCGTGATTGTAGTGAGCTAACTATTCCTACACTGATACCACAAGATGGTTATACTGGAGCTGAAGAATTTGAAACTACCTACCAAGGTATTGGAGCAAGAGGAGTAAATAATCTTGCGTCTAAATTATTATTATCATTATTACCTCCAAATGCTCCATTCTTTAGATTAGCTATTGATAACTTTGCAGTTAGAGAAATAGAAGAAGATGAGAACTTAAGAACTCAAATAGATAGTGGTTTAGTACAAATAGAAAAAGCTGTCATGGATGACATAGAAATGTCTAATGATAGAGTTGCAGTATTTGAAGCACTTAAACATCTTATTGTTGCAGGTAATGCTTTATTATTTGTAGATAAACAAGGATTAAGAGTTTTCCCATTATCACAATTTGTAATTACTAGAGACCCAATGGGTAATGTTTTAGAAATAATTACAAAAGAAAGTATTCATTATAATGCTTTACCTGACAATGTAAGAGAAGCAATCTTATCACAACAAGGTGATAGCAAAGAAGATAGTGTTTGTGATTTATATACTTGTATAAAAAGAAAGCCTGACCACTTCATGGTTCATCAAGAAGTAAAAGGTATTAAATTAGAAGAGAGTTTTGGTAAATATAAATTAGACCAGTCTCCATACATACCTTTAAGAATGGTAAGAGTTTCAGCAGAAAACTATGGAAGGTCGTATGTTGAGGAGTACCTGGGTGATTTAATCAGCTTGGAGGGTTTATCAAAAGCTATTGTAGAAGGTTCTTCTGCATCAGCTAAAACATTATTTATGGTAGCTCCTAATGGAACTACTAGAGCAAAAGCATTAGCAGAGAGTGAAAATGGCTCTATTATTGAAGGTTCTGCAAATGATGTATCAGTATTACAAGTAGGTAAATTTCCAGATTTTAGAGTTGCTGAAGCAACAATGAGTAAGATTGAACAAAGATTATCTTACGCATTTTTATTAAATGCATCAGTAATTAGAGATAGTGAAAGAACTACAGCAGAAGAAGTAAGAATGACTGCACAAGAATTACAAGATAGTCTTGGTGGTATCTATGGAGTTTTATCACAAGAATTTCAATTACCATTTGTTAAAAGAAAATTATCAGTTTTAAACAAAACCAAAAAACTACCTCAACTACCTAAGGGTATTGTATTTCCAAAAGTTGTAACTGGAATAGAAGCCTTAGGTAGAACAACAGATAGAAATAAATTAATACAATTTTTACAGACACTCGCTGGTACGTTAGGCGGTGAAAGTATAGCTCAATACGTCAATGTAACTGAAGCAATAAAAAGATTAGCTACAGCAGATGGTATTGAAACTAAAGGTCTAATCAGAACTGAAGAAGACCTACAAGCAGAAGCTCAAGCACAACAAGAGCAGATGCAACAACAAGCTCAACAACAATCATTGTTGAACGCAGGTGAGAAAATTGCAGGGAACATACCTCCTAAAACATTAGGAGAAACAATCGCAAACCAATAATAGGAGTAATACAAAATGGTTGATAAAGTAGAAATCAATCAAGAGCAGGAAAATAATCCAACTCTTGAAGAACAAGCAAAACAACAGGAAGAAAAATCACAACCAGAAGCTCAGACACAGGAGACTTCTAGTGAGGAAAGACCTTCGTGGCTTCCTGACAAATTTTCTAATGCAGAAGAATTAGCAAAAGCTTATGGAGCATTAGAAACAAAACTTTCTCAAAGAGGAGAAGTTAAAGAAGAAAAAACAGAAATGAAAATTCAGGAACCAAAAGAACCTGAAAATAAACCAGGAGCTTTAGATAAATATTATGATGAATATTCTAAAGAAGGTAAACTTACTGAAACAAGTTATGGTGAGTTAGCTAAACTTGGTTTAGACAGACAAGTTGTTGATGCATATATAGATGGTCAAACAGCTTTGGCTGACCAAAGAAGTAATTCAATCATGGCTACTGTTGGTGGTAAAGAACAGTATTCAGAAATGATTGACTGGGCTTCTAAGAATTTATCTCCAGAAGAAGTTAGAGCATTTAACAGCACTATAGATACAGGTACTTTAGAGCAAGCACAGTTAGCAATAGCTGGTGTTCAATCTAAATACAAATCTAATAATGCAGAGCCTAATTTATTTTCTGGAAATAGAGCAGACAGCAATGTGGGCTACAGGTCTGTTGGTGAAATGTTAGCAGACATCAACGACCCAAGATACTCTACTGATAGTGCGTTCAGACAGGATGTAGAGCAAAAAGTTAAATTATCAAACGCTATATAAAAATCACCTCATTAGGTTGGAAGGAGTAAAACTATGTATGGTAAGAAAAAGAAAAAGCCTTTAACGAAGAAGCAAAAAACTTTGCCAGCTTCATTAAAGCGAAAAATCAAAAAAGCTAGAGGTATGAAATAATGGCTAAAAGACCAGGGCTTTACGCTAATATTCATGCTAAGAGAAAAAGAATAAAAGCAGGGAGCAAAGAGAAAATGCGAAAGCCTGGAAGTAAAGGTGCTCCTACTGCGGCTAACTTTAGACGAGCCGCTAAAACAGCTAAGAAAAGAAGATAATGTTAAATTTTCTTTTGCCTCTAATGAAAAATCCTCTCACTAGGATTATCGCTGATAAAACAGTTTCGGCAATAAACCATTCAATCGAGAAGAAGAAAGTAATTAGAGCAAAGGAAATAGAAGCTGAAGCTAATGTAAGTATAGAACAAATACGAAGTTCTAAATCTAGTATTA